GTGAACCCGGAAGCCGACGTTTCCCACACTTTCAAGTTTGCGTCCAGCCACTATCGGATGGCCTCTGAATTGCTCGCCTGCCTGACCATTTCCGGCGGCGATGCATGGTCGGAGTTTACCCAAGAGGCGCAGGCGCTCTTGCTCGATTATGAGCGCGCCGCCTTGGCCGAGGCCACACTTCGCGCGCTTCCCATAAACGACGCCCTTGCGGTCGCCCTCGAGGTGATTGGCGCAGCCGGAATGCCTATGCCCGCCGCTCTAGGCGGCATGAGCACGGCCCGTAATTGGGCACAGATGGCAACCCGCGCCGAGCTAAAAGTCTACGCGCTGGCCAGTTTCGAGGCCATGCCGCCCGCCGATCAAGCCGCTTTCCTAAGCCACGTCCAAGCCCCTCAGAAGGATCAAGCCGCATGAGCAAGAAAATGATCGTCAATCGCATTCCGATCAGCACAGGCCCCGCCTTTGTCCTCCAGGACGTTCAAGAGTTTGCGAGAGCAGAGGCCGAGGATTTTATTGGCGAGATACACAGGATCGCCACGGCGGCGGCGCGTGAGGTTGAACACTTTGCGCAGATCGCCCTGCTAAGACAGACGATCCGCGTGATGATCTTTGACCCGGTTCTAGATTCAAGCCTGCGCTTGCCTATTGGACCTGTTGCGCTCGACCACGTGCCCACCATCACTTTCGATGGGGAAGCCTTCACAGACTTTCAGTTCGATGGCGGCACGCGACCTTATATCCGATGGTCTGGCCCATACTTTGACCGCGTGCCAAGCCGGATTCTGATCGAGTATGAGGCCGGGTTTGGCGACACGGCCAGCGACATTCCCGCCGATCTGGCACAGGCGGTGGCCGATCAGGCGGCGCTGATGTTTGACGGGCGGTCGCCGATGGATGGCCGGTCAATGACCAGCTCACCCCACATGGCTCGCATAGGCGCGCGGTATCGCGGGGTATCGCTATGACCCCGCAAGAGCTTGACGAAATCCTCACCGTGCATTGGCCGCGCGTCCTACGGCGCGTGATGCACGATGGTAGCGACGACTGGGCCAAGGGCTTTGCCAAGAGCATTGCCCGCCACGGGAAGCGGCCCGGCTGGCGTCCAACATCTAAGCAAGTGTGGATCATGCGCCGGATGGTGGCCGAGCTGGGCACCGCACAGGACACAGAACTTGAACTGATCGAGAGGTGAGAAAGAAGAAGGCCCGCCGGGCAGGGCGGGCCGAATGGCGGCAGTTGGCTTTCACGGGTTAGCCGGGACTGCCGCTTAGCAAGTGTTACCGGGAATCGGGTCAAAGCACAAGGGCAGCTATTCCGCGTCACGCGGTCTCTCCAAGCCCTAAGACCCCACTGGCACCCTCTAAGCCGGTGAACATGGGAGAGCGAACCAAGCCGAGGGAAAGGCAGGTTTGACCTAAGCGGCGGCCCGGCTCCGGTGAGCAGGCAAGATCGCGGCGGTCAGGGCGGGAGGCGGGGTTTTATCCCCTGTCGCAGTAACCCGCTTTCTGACCGTCACAGCAACCCTCACCAGTGAGCAGAGGGCAGAGAGACTGAGAACGACGACTGAAATGTAGTGATAGGCGCGACGATGAAACTGAAACACGATGCAGCTCTTGGCGACATGTTCGGATTTGGTCCCAATGCCGCCGATTCCGCAACGGCTGGGGACCGGGGAGGAACTGTTGAATTCTCTCTCCTCAAAAAAATCCGGGGAAAATCGACCGGCGTCCGCGCAATTCAGTTTTTGGGGCTTTTGTCGGTTCCCGAGGGAAAAAAAGCCGGAAAACCGCTTAAATTGGCCAACTTTCAGCGCAATTTCATCAAAGGCACCTTTTCCAAGAATGTGATGGTCGGCGTCCTGTCGATCGGTCGCGGCAACGCAAAGACCGCCCTTTCCGCTGGCCTTGCTCTGGCCGAGCTGGTCGGCGCACTCGAGGAAAAGCCGCAACCCAAGCGAGAGATCATATTCGCAGCCCGAAACCGAGATCAGGCAAAGACGGCATTCAATTTTCTGGTCGGTTTCATCGACGGCTTGCCCGAGGCTGACAAGGCTCACTTCATCATCCGGCGCGGCTCCAAGCTGGAAGTCGAATTCGCTGGCAACGGCGGCGGGCTGGCGCGCGTCATTGCAGCCGATGGCAAGTCGGTGCTGGGCGGCGCACCCACGCTGGCGATCATGGATGAACGGGCCGCATGGGAACGCGAGAAAGGCGACAACCTCGAGAATGCCATTCTGTCGGGCCTTGGCAAGCGTGACGGGCGGGCGCTGATCATCTCGACTTCTGCCCCCGATGATGCAAACACCTTTTCGCGCTGGATGGATGAACCGCCCCCCGGCACCTATGTGCAGGAACACCGCCCGCCCATGGGCCTGCCCGCTGACGATCTGGATAGCCTTCTGATCGCCAATCCGGGCGCGGTTGAAGGCATCGGCGCAACCCCTGACTGGCTGGTCTCACAAGCCCGGCGCGCCATTGCGCGGGGCGGATCGGCCCTTTCATCCTTTCGCAACCTGAACCGAAACGAGCGCGTTTCATCCGAGGATCGCTCTGTTCTGGTCACGGTTGATGAATGGATGTCAGCCGAGGTTGCGCCGGATGATCTGCCCGCCCGCGATGGCCCCTGCATCCTTGGCATTGATCTTGGCGGATCGCGCAGCATGTCGGCGGCGGCGTTCTACTGGCCAGACACTGGCAGGCTCGAGGCCCTTGGCACCTTCCCGGCCTTCCCTTCTCTGGCGGATCGCGGTGCAGCGGATGGGGTATCTGATCGCTACGTCCAGATGAACGAGCGTGGCGAATTGTCTGTCATGGGTGAAAACACCGTTCCGCCTGGTCGATGGCTGGCCGAGATTGTCCGGCAGCTCGACGGTATCCAGCCGGTTTGCATCGTGGGTGATCGGTTCCGCCATGCCGAGTTTGTGGAAGCCATGCAGGGCGCGGGGCTGTCCCGCGTTCCCTTCATATGGCGGGGCTTCGCTTGGAAAGATGGCTCCGAGGATATCGAGCGATTCCGCCGGGCGCTGTTCGATGGTGAGGTGAAGGCCACGCCCTCGATGCTGCTACGCTTCGCTTTCGCTGATGCGATCACCCTTGTTGACCCGGCGGGCAATCACAAGCTGGCCAAGGCACGGTCACTTGGCCGGATCGACGCGGCGGCGGCAACCGTTCTGGCGGTCGCACAGGGCGCGCGCATGAAGGCCACGCCCCAGAAGAAGGCGCGCGCACAATGGGCCTGATCACTCAATATCATCGCCATTCCAAGCGCGTGACCTCGACCAAGCGCTGGCAGCTTCTGCGCATGGAGATCCTCGAGCGCGACGGATTCCGGTGCAAGAAATGCGGCGCGCGCGGTCGCCTCGAGGTGGATCACGTCAAGGCGGTTCGGAACAATCCCGAATTGTCCTACAGCCCCGACAACCTTCAGGCCCTTTGCCCGAGTTGTCACACCAAGAAAACCAGAATCGAGTGCGGGCATCCCCCGCCCCGAGCGGACCGCCAAGGTTGGCAGGCCGCAGTTGAGGCGCTTGCGCGCCCCGATAAACGAGGCATCAAACAAAAGGAAATCAAAGATGCTTAATTCCGTTCAAATCCAGCGGCGGCAAAGTGAAATCCGCCAGAGGCTGGCCGAGCTGGCGGGCAAGGATAAGCCCACCGAGGATGAAACCCGGTCCATGGTGGACCTCGACACCGAGTATCGCACCAACGAAACCCGGTATCGCGCTGCCCTGATCGCCGAGGATCAAGAGCGCCGCGAGGCCGGGGCCGAGCTGGAAACCCGTTCCGATGCGGAATGGCAGACCATGCTGGGCGCTTTCGAGGTGCGCCAAGTGGCCATGGCCCTCGATCACGGCCACCAGATCGACGGCCAGACCGCCGAGATCATTCAGGAACTGCGCAGCCAAGGGGCATATCAGGGCATTCCCGTGCCGTGGCAGGCCCTCGAGCGCCGCGCCGGTGAAACGGTGGCCAGCGGCACCCCGAACCCGGTCCAGACCCGTCCGATCATTGACCGCCTTTTCCCCGGCTCTGTCGCGGCGCGCATGGGCGGGCAAATGATCAACGTTGGCCAAGGCCAGCTCGAGTATCCCGTCGCCACCTCTGGTGCAACGGTAGGTTGGCAGGGCACGGAACTTGGCGCGGTTGGCGGGCCGAGCGTTTACGCCACGACCGACAAGCCGCTTGCACCGAACAACACCCTTGGCGTGCAGATGAAAATTTCGCGCAAAGCCATGAAACAGACTGGCGATGCTCTGGAACAGGCGGTGCGCCGGGATATGAATGGCGCCATGGGGCAAGAGCTGGATCGCGCCGCCTTTCTTGGCACCGGGGCAGATGGCCAGCCCTTGGGCGTGATCACCGGGGCCGCGACTTACGGTATCACCGCGACGGCAATCAACGCGGCGGCGAGCTGGTCGGCGTTCCGCGCCGCCGTGGTCCGGTTTATCACCGGCAACGCGGCAACCGGGCCGGGCGATGTGCGCGCCCTGATCCGTCCCGAGGTTTGGAACACGCTTGACGGAATCCTTGTCGGCGATGGCGGTTTCAAATTCGAGTATGACCGGCTCACCGAAGCCCTTGGCAGCGTGGCCATGTCCAGCAACGCCCTTGCCGCCCCGGCAGGCGATCCGCTGGCGACAAGCGCGCTTCTGACCACCACGGCGGGCGGTGTTTCGCCCTTCTTTGTGGCGACGTGGGGCGCGGTGGACCTGATCCGCGATCCTTACACCGATGCAGCATCGGGCGGGCTGCGCCTGACCGCACTGGCGACGATGGATATTACCGTTGCACGGGCGGCGCAGCTCGAGCTGCTGACGGGGCTGCAATAATGCTCTGGGGCGCAGCACAAGGCGGCGCGCTGGAACTGCGCCAGGACGAAAACGGGGGCGCGCGCTTGCGCGGGCGCTTCCCCTACAATGCCGAGGCAATCTTGGGCGATGGCCCCGGCGGGCGGCGGATCGAGGTGATCGCGGCCCGCGCCTTTGCGGCCCGGATCGAGGCAGGCGAGGAAATCCACCTGTTGAGCGGTCACGATTACCAAAAGCCGCTGGCCTCGACCACAGCGGGCACCCTGACATTACGCGACGGGGAAACCGGGCTTGAACTCGAGGCCCGGATTGATCCGGCCACGACATGGGCGCGTGACTTTCTCGAGGCGCACCGCGCGGGGCTGATCCGGGGCCTTTCACCGGGCTTTCGCGTCACGCCGGATGGTGAGCGGATCGAGGCCCAAGGCGGCGATCTGCGCCGCACGATCACCGCGGCTGATCTGTTCGAGCTGAGCGCGGTCACGCGGCCGGCATACTCTGACGCGCAGATCGAGGCCCGCAACTGGACACCCGGCGAACACTCACCCGAAAGCGGGCTGATGCGCGCCTTGAACCGATGGAGGGCCTGACCATGTTCGGATGGTTCAAACGCAAAGACACCGCACCAGAGGAAAGGAGATCCGCAGGATACACCGCCGATCTGATGGCCGCGCGCGAGGCACATATCACCGGGCGGGCAGGCGTGGCCGAGCTTTCCGCCACGGTGCAAGCCTGCGCCGCATTGTGGGAGGGCGGCTTGTGCATGGCAGACGTGACCGGGACCGACCTTCTTGATCGGCCCACGCTGGCCATGATCGGCGGCAGTCTGGCCTTGCGTGGGGAATCGGTGCTGTTGATCACAGGCGATGGCCTCTTGCCGGTCTCAGACTGGGATTTGACCACGCGCAACGGCCAGCCCCGCGCCTATCGCCTGTCATTGCCAGAGGTGGGCGGGGGCAGGACGTTGACCGCCCTTGCATCCGAGGTGCTGCATGTCCGCATTGGCACCCGGCCCACCATGCCTTGGGCGGGGCGGTCGCCATTGGCGCGGGCGCAGCTCACCGCCGATCTGCTGGCGGCGGTTGAAAGCGCGCTGAAAGAGGTGTTTCAAGAGGCCCCGCTTGGCAGTCAGGTTGCCCACTTCCCCGATGGTGCGACCGAGGATACCGAGAACATGCGCCACCAGCTACGCGGGCGGCGTGGCGCGACCCTGATCATTGAAGGCGCAGCCCATGCGATGGCAGCGGGTATGCAGGCCACCGACCGCGCGCCGGATCAACTGTCGCCCGATCTGAGCAAGAGCATGACCCGCGAGACCCTTGCGGCGGCGCGCGATGCGATCTGCGCCGCCTATGGCGTCTTGCCCGGCCTGTTCAACCCAAGTGTGACCGGCCCCATGGTGCGAGAGGCGCAGCGCCACCTTGCGCAATGGCAGCTTATGCCGGTGGCCGAGGTGATCGCGCATGAGGCATCGCGCAAGCTGGGCGGCATGGTGAAGCTCGACGTAATGCGGCCCCTGCAAGCCTTTGACGCCGGGGGCAGGGCGCGCGCCCTTGGGGCGGTTGTCAAGGCCATGGCCGAGGCCGAGGCGGCGGGCATTGATCCGGGCGCGGCAATGCGGCTGGTGGATTGGCAGGACAAGGCCAAGGAATAAGGCAGGTTGCGCCGGGGCTTTTTCATGGTGGCCCAAAGCAATCCCGTCACTGGTGAGTGGGTAAACCGCCAGAACACGCGGCCCGGTGAGCTTGGCGGGCGCGGCGTGGGGGCGGCAATCACGCCGGTTGCCGCCCCGTCTCCAATATCTGGAGTCGGCTATTTGCGCAGGCGCACCCCGGCACCCCCGCCATTCGGCTCGATGAACTCGACCCCGGCGGATTCAAGGGCGGCACGGATCGCGGCGACGGTATCATCTGCGACCAGAGAAACATCGGTTTCCGCCCGCCTGATCGTCTTGTCAGTTTTGCCCGTTGCCGCCGCAATTTCTGCCTGAGACATTCCCAAGATTGCCCGCGCGGCTCTGAGTTGTTCTGATGTTGTCATTCTCTATTGTCCGCTTTCGGACATTGTGTTATGTCCTATTTCAGACATTACCGAAAACAGGAGACTCTGACAATGGGCGAACGGAACTATCAGGAAGAATGGTCTAAGCTCGACCAGAAATTGGGCGATATTCAGGAATTGGCGGCGGCGCTGGATTTGATCCTCTTTCGCGTGACCGAATCCGATCAGCCTCTGAGCCTACCCGAAAAGCGCGCCCTTTTCGGCGTGAGCAACGCAATCGCCGCTGCGGCTGAAATCTGATCTGACAGAACGGAGATAAGACCATGAGCTACGAACGTCCAAATCCGCCGCATGAGCGATCCCCATATGAACACCTGCTGCACATATCCAAGCTGGTGAGCGCCGCCGAAATGCTGGCCGATTCATGCCCAAACATGCACCTGACCGGCGCACCGCCGATCCATTACCTTTTGGAACAAGCGGTTATCGAGATCGACCATTTGGCCAGCCGGATAAGCGATTAGCGTAAGGTTGAAAATAACAATACGTGCGACTTGACACAGTTTTGGTTTGGTGAGACGAATCATAAAAGTGCAATTGGTGAGCCTGACCTATGAAGCTGGAACTGGAAACCTACACTCCGAGCGAGGCCGAGACGATTACCGGCGTGGTGCAAACCACGGTGCGCAACTGGCGGCGGGCTGGATACTTGGCCCGCCAAAAGGGTTGGGCGCGTTACAATATCGCTGATCTGCTGGTGATGTATTCTATGGGGATGCTGGCATCACGAGGCATCACCCCGGAAACCGCCCAAGCCTTTGCAGGTGAGACGGCCCGCGCAATCTTTCAGGCTATGATCTGGATCGACAACGCATATTCGCCAGAGGCGAACAACGCGGCGCAGCGAGAGGTTACAGAGAACCGCAAGGATGATCTTAACACTTTCCTCGAGCATCTTGGCGCAGATCGTCACGAGCAGGCAGTTTCGTTTATTGCCAGGGACGTCAAGGCGAGAGCGTCCGGTCAATCTTTCGGTGTTAACGGCCTCGACCAGACCGAATGGCTTGTGATCTGGGCGAATAACGAGATCGAGTTTTTCACCTCAGAACGTGCCCACGCTGATTTTTTCAGCGCCTACGGGCGTGACGAATATGTCGCCGGGCCGGTGATGCTTTTCTGCCTTCCTGCAATCGCTGGTGCCGTGATCGACCGCTTGCCCCGCCCTGCAATCCGACTTGCCGAGGAAACCGACGCATGAACCGCCCCGCTACCTTCAAACAGGCTGACATCACCCGCGCTCTAAAGGCTGCGGAAAAGGCCGGTTTTTCGGTGGCACGTTTCGAGGTTGATCAAGCCGGAAAGCTGATCGTTTACGGCGATGGCGCACCGGGGCAGGGCGCGCCAAATGAATGGGATGAGGCCGTGAAATGAAGCGCACCGCCTTTCCCCACGCTAAACCTTACACGGATTGTCGCGGTCGCAAGCGCTGGCGCTATCGCCGCAAGAGTTTTTCCGGCGAGCTTGGCACCGCATATGGCTCTGACGAATTCAATCGGCGCTATGCCGAGGCTGAGGCGGAATTCCTTGGCCGATCCACACGCGGGGTAGGGGCCGAGCGCACGCGCCCCGGCTCTGTCTCTGATCTGGTGGCCAGCTTTTACAAGTCCCCGCAATGGCGCGACCTGTCCGAAAGCACGCACCGAACTTACAAGGGGCCAATTGAGAAATTCCGGGCCGAGTTTGGCCATTTTCTGGTGGCCTCTCTGCAACGAAAGCACGTTGCGCAAATACTGGCAAAGAAGGCCGAAACCCCGGCGGCGTCAAACAACCTGCGCAAGCGGCTGATGCAGCTCCTCGATCACGCCATAGAACTCGACTGGATCACGGTAAACCCGGCCAAGCTGGTGAAGCCCTACAAGATCGGCGGCGACGGATTCCACGCATGGGACGAGGGCGAGATTGCCCGCTTTTTCGAGGTTCACAAACCGGGCACCTTGGCCCACCGCGCCGTGACCTTGATGCTCTACACGGGCGCGGCCCGCGTTGATGTGGTCAAATTCGGTCCATGGAGTGTGAAGGAAGGGCGGATCGAATACCGGCGGCAAAAGACCATGCGCGCAAACGGTATGCTTGTGAGCATCCCCTTGCACCCCGATCTGGCCGAGGTGCTGGCCGATCTGCCCGATGATCGCCCATACCTTGCGACGGCCTATGGCAAGTCCAGGTCGCCCGAGGGGCTTGGGAATTCCATGCGGGAATGGTGCGACGCGGCGGGTTTGCACAACTGCACGGCCCACGGCCTACGCAAAGCATGTGCCCGGCGGTTGGCCGAGGCGGGCGCGACCTCTCACGAAATCATGGCCGTGACCGGCCACAAGACATTGGCCGAAGTCCAGAGATACACCGAGTCAGCCATGCGCGAGGGGCTTGCAGATGCGGCCCACGCAAAGCTGATGGCGCGACCAAATGGCGAACAAAACGTGGTGAACCTGCCCCATAGGTTCACCGGAAATTCTGCCAAGCCGTTGAAAGAAAAGGGGAAATAG